GCTGCATTCGGTACATCATACCCAGCTAACGCTTAATTTTTATTTTTTATACGGGAGCTTCGGCTCCCCTTTTTTTATTTATGACTACTCAAATAGCAACCGATACCGAACTATCCGCAGTTAATTCTATCTTGGGTAGCATTGGTCAGTCACCTGTAACTACACTTGGAACTGTAACTACAGACGCGACTAACACAGGACAAGAAATAGCAAACACATTTGCCAACCCACAGATTGCAATGATTCATGGACTTCTAATGGAAGTTACAAAAGACGTACAAAACGAAGGCTGGCATTTTAATAAAGAAGACCACGTATTAATATCTCCTGATGCTAATGGTCACTATATAATTCCTACTAATTATCTTAGGTACGACGTACACGAAGGTTTGTCTGATAGAACTAAAGATGTAGTAAGAAAAGATGGAAAATTATATGACAATGTAAATCATACATTTGTTTTTAGTGGAGATCACTATTTTGACATAACATACTTACTAGCTTTTAATGATGTACCTCCAGCTATACAGAGATATATTATTGCTAGAGCATCAGTAAGAGCTGCAACACAATTAGTTGCTAATGGTGATTTAGTTAAGTTACTTCAATTAGAAGAAGCACAAACTAAGGCAACTGCATTAGAGTACGATTGTGAGCAGGGAGACCATACTTTCTTTGGATTTCCACATGAAAGTAACTACAGATCTTATCAACCTTACAAGGCACTTATTAGATAATGGCAAACATTACACAAACTATTCCAGCGTTAACGGCTGGCATTTCACAACAACCTGACGAGTCAAAGATTCCCGGTCAGGTAAAAAATATGGTGAACGCCTTACCTGACGTTACACAAGGATTATTAAAAAGACCGGCTGGAAAGTTTGTGGCATCTTTATCTGATGGTTCAAATAACTCTACAGCAAACGGTAGATGGTTTCATTACTATCGTGACGAAAACGAACAATATATAGGACAAATATCACGTACTGGTATTGTTAAAATGTGGGATTGTTTAACTGGAGCAGAAAAGTCTGTAGTAGTTGGTTCTGCTACTCAATCCAGATCTGCAACTTATACTAGGTCTGGTAATACAGTTACTGTCACTTTAAGTAACCATGATTTTACTGCTGGAAGAGCTGTTGAATTAGACTTTACTTCAGGTGGAGCTACAGATGGTGTTTATTCAGTTACACAGATAGTTGATGCTAATACATTTAGAGTTGAAGATACAGCAAGTGGAACTATTAGTACAAGTAATGTCACTGTAAAAGATAACTATTTGATGCACACAAATGATGAAGATTTACAAACACTAACTTTAAACGACTTTACTTATCTAAACAATAGGTCCATTATTCCAGAAATGGATACTACTACCGAACCCCTTGGAAATTTTGGCAAAGAAATTTTTGTCGAGTTAAAAAAGATTTCTTACGCAAAACAATATTCATTAAATATTTTTGGATCATCTGCTACTCAAACGGTTACTACAGCTACACGTATAAACGTAACTCTTGTAAACTCAAGTAATAATTATTGTGACTCTGCCTTTAAAATGAGAACACATGCAGATAGAGGTAACAGTGGTAATGCTAGATGCGGAGAGCCTGCTGGAGATGGTAGAGATTCTTTCGCACCTAACGTTGGTACTAGAATATTTAGTGTAAGTACTGGTACGACTCTTGTTGACGAGGGTGCTCCCGGTGGAACATTAGCTAATGGTAATCAGTCTGATACTAACTATAGTTACACAGTTAATATATTTAACGCTTCTAACCAAGGTAGTCAAACCGGTAGAAAGAATTTATATTTTCGTATAGCTACAACAGGTCAGTCTGTTCCTTTTGGTTCTGGAAGTAATGTTACGTATCAAGCTAGATATACAACTACATATGATTTATTACATGGTGGAGAAGGCTGGCAACAAGGTGATTACTTTTATGTATTTATGATGGATGCTTATTACAAAGTAACCATAGAAGCTATTAGTACATCTAAGGCTCAAGCAGACCTTGCATTAGTTAGACCAGCTCCTACACCATTCGATACAGAAACAACTATTACGGCTGAAAGTATCCTTGGTGATATTAGAACAGCTATTGTTGCAGAAGGTAATATAGCTGACGGTGATATAACAACTATTGGTACAGGACTACATATAAAACGAACCTCCGCCTTTAACGCTTCTACGCCCGTAGGAGAGCTGTTAAACGTTGTTGCTAGTAAAGTTAACGATGTAGGTGATTTACCCTCTCAGTGCAAGCACGGCATGGTTGTAGAGGTAGTTAATAGTGTTGCCGATGAAGATAATCATTACGTTAAGTTTTTTGGTAAATTAAAAACTGGAGGAGATCCAGATAATGATGCTGATTATTTAGATGGTGAGGGTACATGGGAAGAGTGTGCTAAACCGGGAAGATTAATTAGATTGAAAAGATCTAGAATGCCAATCATTCTTATCAGAACTGCTGACGGTAATTTTAGATTAACTGAACTAGATGGTTCTAATTATACTATTTCCGGAACGCAATATTCTGTTCCTCAATGGGACGATGCAATAGTTGGTGATGACGTAACTAACCCTGAACCTTCTTTTATAGGTAAAGGAATTAGTAAGTTGTTGTTTTTTAGAAACAGATTTGCAATACTTGCTGAAGAAAATATAGTTATGTCTCGTCCCGGAGACTTTACTAACTTCTTTGCTAAGTCAGCTATACAACTTATAGCTAGTGACCCGATAGATATTTCAGCTAGTTCAGAATATCCATCAGTATTATTTGATGGCATACAGGTAAACACAGGTTTATTATTATTTTCTAAAAACCAACAATTCATGCTCACTACAGATAGTGACGTGTTCAGCCCAACCACCGCTAAAATCAATGCTCTTTCTACTTACAACTTTAACTTTGCTACAAATCCTGTCTCTCTTGGTACTACTATCGGGTTCTTAGATAACGCTGGTAAGTTCTCAAGATTTTTTGAGATGGCACAGATACAAAGAGAAGGTGAACCAGAGGTCATAGAACAAAGTGCAGTAGTTGCTAGATTATTTGAAAAAGATTTAAAACTTATATCTAACTCTAGAGAAAACTCAGTTATATTTTTTAGTGAAGAAGGTACATCTACACTGTACGGTTATAGGTATTTTGACAATATTAGAGAAAGAAAATTAGCAGCTTGGTTTAAATGGACATTGACTGGAACAATTCAATACCACTGTATGCAAGATGATAATTTATACGTAGTTGTACGTAATAACAGTAAAGATCAATTACTTAAATATGCAATAAAAATGGATTCTAACACTTTTGCTATTGCAGAAAATAGAGTACATTTAGATCATTTAATGTCAGTAACAACAGGATCTAACACTTACGACGCTACAACTAATAAAACAACATTTGCTAAACCTACTGGTATAGAAAGTACAAGTCAATTAGCAGCTTATGATGTTGACTCCGGAGATCAATTAGGTAGATATGGATTAATAACTATCAATGGTAGTAACTTAGAAATAGATGGTAACTGGTCTAGTCAAACCTTTTTAATAGGTTATCAGTTTACTATGCAAGTTGACTTACCTACTATTTACTATGTGACTAGAGAAGGCGAAAACTTTAGAGCTGACACTAGATCTAGTCTTGTATTACACCGAGCTAAGTTTGGATTTGGTCCTATAGGTTTATACGAAACTACATTAAGTAGAACAGGTAGAGTTGACTATACAGAGGTACATGAGTTAACAGGTGCAGATAGATATACAGCTAACAATGTTTCAACATTAGAAGATAATCTTTTAAGAGAAGTACCTATTTATGACAGTAATATAAACGTAGCATTAACAGTTAAATCAACACACCCAGCTCCAGCTACTATTCATAACTTGATATGGGAAGGAGCTTACAATACTAAATTTTATCAACGTGTATAACCTCACCCTTACCGAACAAGAAGTACGTATATACATGCAATGGTTAAATAAGAACCGCATGTATAAAGGTATGAAACTACCCCTAGGTAATCCTTGGGAATCTTGGATGCAAGATACCATAGATAAATTAAAACACGCATTAAATGAGTAAATACATTCACCCAGCAACAGTAGAGGCTGCATTACGTGTAGCTTCTAACTTGCTACCCGACGATTATCGGGAAGTAAAAGAAGGTCATGGACATGACCCTTTAAATGCTCTGGTTGTCGGAGTACATAACTCTGAGTCAGTCTATTTTACTAACCCAGATGATGAGATATGTGGCATTGCAGGAGTCTACGAAGGTGGACAAATCTGGATGCTATGTACCCCAGCTATTTTAAAATTTCCTCATACATTTGCTAGAGAAGCAAAAAGGTATGTGAACTCAAGACAAGACAAGTTACTGTGGAATTTTGTTGACGAAAGAAACAAAGTCCATATTAAGTTACTTAGGTTTTTAGGTTTTAAATTTCTTAGAAAATTTCCCTACGGACCAAACAATTTATCCTTTATAGAATTTGTACGAATATGTGCAGTCCAGCAGCAGCTAGTTTCGGATCTGGAGCAGTAAGTGCCATAGGTGGTGCTATGCAAGCCAGTGCAGCAAACAAAGCTAAAAGAAGAGACTATGAGTACAGACTCAAAGTCAGAGAGAATAGGTGGATGCGAACCAGATCTGGCTATCAAACTAAGATAGTTCAGTATAAAACTAATTTGAGTGAAGCTAATATGGCAGCTCAACGCGCTTACTCCAAATCTCAAACAAGTTTAAATAATATACGTGCTAAAGCAATGCTTGACCACCAAGAAGATTTTAAGTCAATGCTTAAAACTGAAGGTATGATAGAAGCTTCCGCAGCAGAACGTGGAATCAGAGGAACTACAGTTAGGAGACAGATTAGTGCTAACTTAGCTGAGCTAGGTATGGCTAATGCTCAAAGATCTAGAGCGTTAACTTTAAGTAAATACGCTTACTTTGACCATAACGCCAGCATAGCTAGAAAAGTAAGGTCTAAACAAAATCAGTTGTTTGGAAAAGTAGCAATATCTCCAACTCCCGATTTAGCACCACCAAAACCTGTAATGCAAAATGTAGGTGCTCAACTATTCCTAGGATTAGCCGGTGCCGGGTTTGATGCAGCAGGAACCCATTTCGCTAACAAACCCGGATAATTATGACAGACTCATATACTTTCCAAGGCGGAACGTTTGATCCTGTAGAACAGGTTGACGTAATGCCGGAGCAGGAAGCAGATAATGCTCGAATAGAAAGATCAGAAGCTGAATACTTTGATGCACTTAGAAAAAATGACCAAGCTGAAGTAGATAATGTTGCAAACTTATTTAAGTCTTTAGGTAAATTTTCTAAGTCAGTCGAAGGTTTTGCTGACGAACTTTATAAAAAAAGAAAAGAAGAAGACATGGCTAGAGGAGCCATTGCAGCAGTCAACTCTCCTTACAATTACGAAGATCTAAATATGCTCTTCAACGAAGAAGAGAAGATGAAAGAACAAGATGTTCAGTTATCAAAAATTGGTAATGAAGTTGAACAAGAAACAGGAAGATATGTTCTTGGAAAAGAAATTCGTGACATGTCTGGATGGGAACTGCATTCTTTTAAAAAAAATATACTTCTTAGAGAAGCCGGTACTTACACTGAATTTAAAAGAGCTTCAAGAAGTACAGCTTATGTAACTATTGATGGTGAAAAAGTTGGTTATGGAGAAGGCATGCGCCCTCCAGCAAACGATGCTGAAGCTGATGGCTTAGATGGAAAAATCAGAGCACAATTTGTTTCTAGATATGGATGGGCTAGTCCAGTCCTTTTACAAGCTACAATCAAAAAAGAAATTGATAGAGTAGATCAAGCCGATCAACAAGCAAGAAATCAAGAGTTTGACGAGAAAGCTAAAGAACTAGAAGAAACTAACGAAAGACTTGATCTGGTAGAAAATATTAAAGCAGACCCTGCCGGTGGTAGAGATGCTTCAGATCACTGGGTAAATAGAAATCTTTACAAATACGGTGGTAGTCTTGAATTAACTAGAAGAGCTTATGCAGATGTACTTGTAGATGCTGTACAAGAAGGAGATATTCCACTACACCAAGCACTAGCTACAGTTCAACATGGAATACTTCATAGAGGTACCAAGAAAACTGAAGACATGACAATCTTCAAAGAATGGAGAGATCTAGAAGATCGTTTGATGAAAGCTAATACTAAGTATATGGAAGACACAGAGGACGACGATAAGAATGCAATGCTTTCTAGAATTGAAGCATTTAAAAGTATTGAAAATCCTACTGTTGAAACAAGAGCTGCTTTTATTAGAAAGTTAACTAACGATTTTCCCGGAATGGCTATACCAGACGAAGGTTACAATATTGTGTATGGTTACAAACCTGACAAGCAAGCTGAACAATATTTACAACGTGTAGCAGCTAACAACGGTGGTAAAGTTACAGAACAACATTTACAATTTGCAGGAGCTAGTCCTAAAATTAGAAATGATTGGCGTACTAATACTATACCTAGTGACCAATCACAAATTAGTACAGTTGCTGATTTAGGAACTGGTCAAGTTAAATATGTAAGAAACAGAGTTGCAGAAACACTTGATTTAATATTAGGTGAAGGACAAACAACAAGTTTAGAGTTTGATACTTTACTTAGAAATACTAATTCAGCTTTTGTTACTGAATATAATTTAGCTTTACAAGAGTCAAAAGATCCAGCAACAGCTAGAAATTTAGCTGAACAAAGGATTATTAGTTTATTAGGTAATCAGGGATGGAGAAATAAAAATACCCAACGTGTGTATACAGATACAGACGACGGCAGAATAAAAGCTTTAAACAATGCTCAATCTCAAATTAAACCAGCAAGTGGTAATTGGAGAATAGTTAAGTTAGATGTACCTGATGCAGAAAAAGAAGAACTAAGATCATGGACACTAAGTGGTGGTAAAGGTCCAGTACCTTCTTACTACGCTGGTCTTGCCCATGACAATAATATTTTTCCTAAAGAATTTGCTTCTGCACAAGCAGCGTTACATGGTTTTGAAGCTCCAAAAATAGATACTAAATCATTAGAAAAAATACCACCTAATGTACGTCAATATTTACTTTATAAACCAACTCCTGTAAAGGTAGAAATAGCAAAGAAAGAATTAGATATATTTAAAAATAAAAACGAAAGAGATTACATTCCATCATGGAAACAAAACGCTAACTTACGGGAGGGTGTGTAGCCAAGGCAGCACCAAACGTAGGATAGATAATTACTACGGTACCCAATGGACGAATTAGAAGCACTCGATTATCAATCGCAAAATACTATATCTGACGAAGAAGCTGCACAAGTTGCAAAACAACGACAACAGCTAACAGAATATAGACAACAAACAGAGGCAACTAGGGTTGCTGAACAGAATCAAGCACAAGCTGATCTAAACCAAAGAAATGCAGAAATTGACGATTCCAGAAATAAAGAAAACTGGGGAGCAGGAGAATACGTAAAAGAAGTATTTTCTGCTGTCGGTGGTGGTATTCAAGATACTGCATCTTCATTAGTCACATTACCTGAAAGAGTCATTGACTTTGCTACAGGTGAGATGGCTAGAGAATCAAAAACTAAAGAAGGATATAAACCTGAATGGGATGACTTCTTTGTTGATGATGATAACCCAATAGAAACTAAAACATGGTGGGGTGGTCTTATTAGAGGATTCACACACTTTGGAACTTTAGCTGCTGTACCAGTCCCCGGATTTGGTATTGGAGCAAAGATAGGTAAAGCAGTAGGAGGCACAGGATTAGCAGGAAAAATTGTTCCTAAGTTAGTTCAAACTTCTCCTAAATTTGACAAAGCAGGAAAATTATTAAATGCTACTCGTGTAGAAAAGGTAGGATTTGGTGCATTAAAAGGTATGAAAGTTGATGCACTTTCTCGTTACTCACAAGACGATAATGCTTTAGGTGTTTTAAAAGAACACTATCCACAATTTGATATGGCATTGGCTACCCAAGACCATGACCATCCAATGATGAAAACATTTAAAAACATTGTGGAAGGTATGGGATTAGGTGTTATATCTGATACTGTATTAGAAAGTTTCCTTGTAGCTGCTAAAGGTACAAAGGGAAGAGTTGGTGAGGCTTTTCAAAAAAGTAGATCTTTACAAGAAATAGAACAAGGTAAAGCAGAGCTTAATGGTTCACAAAAAGTAAGAGACGAAATAATAAGTATCGAAAAGAAACTTGGAGCTAACCCAAATCAAGCTGCATATGATACAGCCAAGGCTGATCTTGATGATGCTATAGAAAATTTACGACTACGTAAAGGTAATGCTTCAAAGAAAGCTTTAGCAAGTGCTGAACTAGATCGTGATAACGCTGAAAAAGTGTTTGAAGCTCAACGTAAAAAATATAATGAATGGGCTCCTGAAGGAGAAGATCAAGCAGAGTTAGTTGAAAGACTAGCTGAGCTAAGAAAACAAGTTGATGATGGAGCTGCAAGTTATAGTCCTTATAAAAACGAACTTAGAGAAACCCATACTGGCAACGCTACTTCAGTAGAAAATATAGATGACGTTCTTATTACTCAACAAAAAATGAGAAACGAATGGGGAGCTGATAAAGGTTCTTCTGGAGGATTAATTACAAAGACTGGAATAGTCAATGCAATGGAGTCTTCTGATTTAAGTTGGAAACAGATTGAGGATTATGCAAGGGCTATAGAAAAGAGTCCAAAGATTAAAGCTGATATTGCTGCATACAGAAAAGCTGGTAGATCACCACAAGATTATTACAACGACAATATTCTTCTTTTTGACCAAATGGTTAGAGGAAGAGAACCTACCGAACTAACTGTTGAAGAGTTTATGAAACCACTGTATGATACTGTTGGTGCTATGCAACCTAAGAAACTTAGAGGTGGCGAAGTTCAATATTTAGATACAGGATTTGTTAAAGCTTTAGATATGGTTACTGGAGATCTTCTTAGAAGACTAAGAGATACTGGTATTATGAGTCGTGAAATAGAACAGATACTTGATGTTAATGGTGTAGGAGGTCCTACTCAAAATTTAGTTGAACAGTTAGTAGCTGTAACTAAATTAACCAGAATGAGCAGAATGATTGCTGGTCAAGATTTACAAAAACTTAAAGCTGGTGGTATAGGAACTAAAAAGAAATTACTTGAAGCTGTAGATGCTGCTGCTGTAGAAGATATTAAAGCTCTACAACTAGCTACAAAATTGGCTGGCGAAGGGAACGACGAACTTCTTACTGGTATTAGACACTATATTTCTATGGCTGACGACATTCAAAATGTTGATGACTTAATGGCATTTCTACGTAAAAAAATGCGTGGTGGTGAATTAAATGGATCTAAACGTAGTGGTTTACTTATAAAAGAACTACAGATGGTTTTAGTTAACAGTGTTTTATCTGGACCTAAAACATCAGTTAGAGCAGTTATGGGTACATCCAGTGCATCATTTATGAGACCAATGTCTCAAGCATTAGGTGCTGCATTGACAGGTAATGGTCAAGCATATAGAGAAGCGTTAGCTGACGCAAATGGTATGATACAGTCAATTCCAGAATCATTTGAATTATTTAAAAGAAACTTAAATGCTTACTGGTCAGGTGATATAGCTAATGTTAGAACTCGTTTTGCTGAAAGAGTACTTAATCCTGATGACAACTGGGAAGCGTTAAAATACCTTACTGAAAGAGAAGGAACTAAAGGTGATAAAGCTGCGTTCTACATAGCAAACATAGCTAAAGGTATGAATGATAATAAATTTCTTACCTACTCTACAAAAGTAATGGCAGCAACTGATGATGCTTTTGGTTATATACTAGGTAGAGGTAGATTAAGAGCTAAAGCTTTTAGAGATGTAATGAGTGAACTAGGTGATGGTAATTATAAAGATGTAACTCCTGAAGCTATTGCTAAAGCAGAAAACAAATTAGTTGATAGTGTCTTTGATAGAGATGGTAACTTAACTGATAAGTACGTTCTTAATGCTAAGAAAGAAGCTACTCTTACTCAAGAGTTAGATGGCTTTGCTAAAGGATTAAATACAATTTTTGAAAGCACACCATGGGCTAAACCATTTTTCTTATTTGCTAAGACAGGTGTTAACGGTCTAAACTTAACAGCTAAGCATACTCCCGGATTTAACTTTTTAGTTGAAGAATGGAATACTATTAACTTTGCTAGACCTGATGACTTATCTAAAGTAGCTAAGTATGGTATAGAAACTGCTGAAGATTTAGCCAATGCTAAAGCACTTCAGTATGGAAGATTAGCTATGGGTTCCGGTATTATATTTATGGCTGGTCAAAAGTTTTTAAACGGAGGCTTACATGGTAACGGTCCTGCTGATAGAACTAAAAGACAAGTTTGGCTAGATGCTGGCTGGAAACCAAGATCAATAAAAATAGGGGATGCTTGGGTAAGTTATGATGCTTTTGAACCATTTAACCAAATACTTGCAATTATAGGAGATATTGGAGATCACCAAGAATTAATGGGTGAAGAGTGGGCAGAAGATAATTTACAAAAATTAGCTGTAGTTATAGCTCAAGGTATTACAAGTAAATCTTATATGGCTGGTTTAACACAGTTTGTAGATTTATTTGCTGGTCAACCCGGACAGCTAAATAGAATTGCTGCTTCTTTAGTAAATAACACTGTACCTCTTAGTTCTCTTAGAAATGAGTTAGGTAAAATATTTACTCCTTACACACGAGAACTAGGTTCTGATATAGGTGACTCTATTAGAAATAGAAACTTAATAACTGAAGCTATAGCAGCCAATCAATTACCTATTAAGTATGATATGTTAACTGGTGCTCCTATTAAAGATCACGATTTTATAACAAGAATGTTTAACTCTATATCTCCTGTTCAATTAAATATGGACTATTCTCCCGGGAAACAGTTATTATTTAATAGTGGATATGATTTAAGAACTTCAACATATTACGCTCCAGATGGTACAAACTTAACTAACAGTCCAATACTTAGATCATTATTTCAAAAAGCTATTGGAGATCAAAGACTACTTGTTGAGTTAGATAAACTAGCTGAAGATGAGGGTATTGGAAGATCAGTAGCTTTAATGGAATATCATAGAAGAACTGGTCAAAGAGATATTGACCCTAGAACATATGTACATAATTCACGAATAGCAAAACTATTTGACAGAGCAAAGAAAAAAGCTTGGGCAAAGGTTAAGCAAGATCCTAGAGCGCAAGAACTTATAAAAGAAGATAGAGATAGAGCTATTAGAAAAAATCAAGCAAGGAATGAATCTATAGACAGATTACTAAATATTCCTAAATAATCCACCGCCAAACAATTAAATTAAATTAAAATGGCAACATTTACCGACAATGGTGGAGGTGCGCCTAATGGTTCCGATAAGGAATTTACGTACTCTTTCCCAGTCATACAAACTGAAGATGTAAAAGTTGCTCTTAATGGAGTAACACAAGCGACAACTAAATACACTGTTGACAATGTCAGCAACCCTACTCATATAGAGTTTAACAATACCAGTATTGATAGTTCTGTACAAGAAACTTCTGGAGCACCTAAATCAGGTGTACGTGTTAGAGTTTATAGAGAAACAACTGTTGGTAAAACAAACGGTGACGAAGATCCTAAAGCTATTTTTGCTGCTGGTTCTTCTATTCGTGCAATAGATTTAAACGCCAACCAAGAACAAGCTTTATTTGCAATACACGAGTTACAGACTCGTCCAATAGAAACAGAAGATTTAGAAACCGATTCTATTGTTACTACTAAAATAGGAGATAGTGCAGTAATTAGGTCTAAAATTGCAGATGATGCTATTGATGGTACAAAAATAGCTGATGACGTTATAAATTCTGAACATTATGTAGCAGATTCTATTGATACAGAACACTATGCTCCCGGTTCAGTAGATAATACAGCTCTTGGAGCGGATTGTGTTACAGGTGCTAAAATAGCTGACGATCAAATTGATTCTGAGCACTATGTAGACGGGTCTATTGATCTTTTACATATGTCTGCTGGCTCAGTAGACAGTCCTCAATTAGTTAATGGATGTGTAGACTTGGTTCACATGTCTGCTAACTCAGTAGATAGTGCTCAATTAGTTAATGGCAGTGTAGACTTAAGTCACATGTCAGCTAATTCTGTAAACAGCGATCAATATATAGATGGTTCTATACAGCGTGTTCATTTAGAAGCTGATATAATAGATAGCACTAAATTAGCTGATAATGCAGTTAATTCAGAGCATTATGTAGATGGTTCTATAGATAGAGAACATCTAGCAGCCGATATTGTAGATAGCACAAAAATAGCTGATGATGCTATAGGAACCGAACATATACAAGCTAATGCTGTTACTGATTCCGAAATAGCAACAGGTACATTAGATAATAGATATTACACAGAGACTGAGCTAAACGCTGGTCAACTAGATAACAGATATTACACAGAGACCGAACTTAATGCTGGACAATTAGATAATAGATATTACACAGAAACAGAAGCTGAAGCTTTATTCCTTAGACAGGATTCTTCAGAAACTATTGCTAGTGGAGTTTCATGGTCTAACGCAGATGACAAAGTAGCTACTACTGCTGCAATCAATGCTAGAATTATTGACCTTATTGACGAGGTTGGTGGTTTTACAGCTATTGCTAATGAGACTAGCTTTCCTACAACAAACCCACAGGGAGCTACAGGGCAGTCAGCTATACTAAGTATTCAAGCTGCAAGTACAACTTTAACTCCTCAAAGTGGTACAACACTAACCATAGCAAACGGTGCAGGAACAGGTAACACTGTAACGATTACAGGTGTACCTACAGCAATACCTCAAAACTTTGGTTTTTTAGTAGAATCAACATCTACATTACATACATACAGTTTTCATAGATTAGTACCTATAGCAACACAGGTTAATACTGTTGCTCAAAACATAACTAACATTGTTAATGCTGGTGCAAACGTAGTTGATATAAATAACTTTGCAGACATTTATCAAATATCAGGCAGTGCGCCTACACAGAGAGCAGATGGAACAAGCTTACAAGACGGCGATTTATGGTTTGATAATTCCTCCGATAATTTACGGGTATATGACGGGACTAATTGGGCTATCGTCACCCCTGCACAGAGTGTTCTTGATAATATTGCTATTGTCTCAGGTGCGATTACTTATTCCGAAGACTTAGGTCTTATAAGTGATGCTGCATCTACAGGTAGTTCTAATGGTTCACTTGATATAGTTGCAGACGTTTTAGAAGATGAAATTACATTTACTGTTACAGCAGCCACAGGTAAATTTATCATTGATGGTGTAGATAAACCAGCTCTTACTTTATACAAAGGTTGGACATACACATTTGATGTAAGTGATGCCTCTAACGCAACTCATCCATTACGATTCTATGCTGGTAGTTCACAGTACTCAACTAACGTAACTGTTACTGGTACTCAGGGACAAGCTGGTGCAAAAGTACAGATTGTAATACCAGAATCACAGCCAACTAACTTCCAGTATTACTGTACAAATCACTCAGGAATGGGTAATACTATAACTGTAAAAGATGACCCAATAAAGACTCTTTCAGATATAAGTGCAAACATAGTATCGGTAGCTAATAACAGTGCAAATATAAATACGACTGCTGGTTCTATTAGCAATGTAAATACAGTTGGTGCGGTTATATCAGATGTAAACAGATATGCTAATGAGTATAAAATATCTGCATCTGCACCATCTAGTCCTAGTAATGGTGATCTTTGGTTTGATACTACCAACAATGTATTAAAAAACTACAACGGTAACGCATGGTTAGGAATTACATCTAACTCAGGTATAGCTAATGTAGTCGATGACACTTCACCACAATTAGGTGGTGCATTAGATGGACAAAATAACAATATGTCTAACATCGGTACTATAGATGGTGCTAATTTACAACTCGACTTCGGAACAATTTAATGGCAAAATTATTAAAACTAAGACGTGGAACAACCACGCAACACGGTAGCTTTACTGGAGCCGAAGGCGAAGTTACTGTAGATACAGACAAGGAAACACTTGTCGTACATGACGGCTCAACTGCTGGAGGACATCCAGTAGCAGCAGAAGATATGGCAAACGTATCTTCCGCATCTATTGCTGGTAGATTAGCTAACGACTCTATAGCAACAACTAAAATTGCTGGTGGAGCCTTACCAACAGACGTAACAATAGCTGGTGCCAACTTTACTTCTGGGATAGTTGTTAACGCACATGTTAACCCATCTGCTGCAATAGCTGGAACTAAGATATCTCCTGACTTTGGATCACAGGCTATTCAAACAACAGGAAATATTAGTGTATCTGATTCAAGTGGTAATACTAACAACAGAATAAAACTTGGAAACGGAGAAGATTTACAAATATATCACAATGGAACAGACTCTGCGATTTATGACAGTGGAACTGGAAGATTAAAATTATATTCTAACGGTACTGGAATAGATCTTAGAAAAGATGATGGCACAGAAATGGTCAGTGCAAATACTGATGGGTCCGCACAACTATTCCATGCTGGGAGTAAAAAGCTTGAAACTACAAGTACTGGAGCTACAGTTACAGGAAATCTAACTATGGGAGAAAAGTTGACTTTAAGTGCAACTACTCCAAATATTGAATTTAGTGATACAAACCATAATCCTGATTACAGAATAAAAGTAGATAATGGTGCTTTAACTATCGAGGATGCTGGTGATAATAGTGACAAGTTTGTTATAAATTCAGATGGTCATATTGACGCAAAAACTAATCTAGATTGTGAAGCTGGTCTTGACGTAACAGGTAACATCACAGTTACAGGAAATGTTGACGGTGTAGACGTAGCACAATTAAATAGTAATGCAGGTTCTTTCTTTGCTAATGGCTCTGGATTGTTAGTTAATGGTGTAACTGCAACGACACAATCTGCTGGAGATGCTTCTACAAAAGTGGCTACGACTGCATACACAGATACAGCAATATCAAACTTAGTTGACTCCAGCCCTAGTGCATTAAATACACTTAATGAACTTGCAGCAGCATTAGGTGATGACGCTAACTTCTCATCAACAGTTAACACCAACATTGCAGCTAAGCTACCTAAGACTGGTGGCACTATGTCAGGTGACATTGCTTTTGGTGATAATAATAGAATCAAAATGGGTGGTGACCATGGGCTACAAGTGTATCGTAATAGTAATGTTTCGCACATAGCAGAAAGTGGTACAGGACCATTAAGAATAAGTACTGACGAGTTTCAGTTAATGAATGTTGCTCAAAATAGTACTATGATCTATGCTCCTCAAACTGGAGGAGTGTCAATTAATTATAGTGGTAACACAAAAATTCAAACTACTAACACAGGTGCTACTATAACAGGTACTTGCACAGCTACAGCTTTTGCTGGTGATGGTTCTGCATTAACTGGTATCGTATCGTTTGTTAGTGGTATGATACTTTTATGGTCTGGTTCTACAGGTAACATTCCATCTGGATGGGTACTATGTGATGGAAACGCTGGTACACCAAATCTTCAAGATAGGTTTGTTATTGGTGCTGGTAACTCTTACTCTGTAGGAGCTACTGGTGGTTCTACTACTGATACTGTAAATATTACTGTGTCTGGTACTACTGGCGGTCCGGGAGGCACACAATCTTGGGGTGGTTATCCTCCTCAAAACCAGTTGGCTACTTCAACTCATACACACAGTTTTAGTGGCTCTGGTACTGATACAATAAGTACAATGTCACCTTACTATGCACTCTGCTATATAATGAAAACCTAGTGGAAATACCCACCATTGTAATACCACCAATACAAAAAATAGAAACAATATCTATACCTTTACCTACAGCAGACGTACCATCATACATTCCTATGGTGGTACCGCCTAGCGATCTAGAAGCTCCCGAGGGAGTACAGGCAGAGGCAAAAGATGAACCGGAAGCAACGGGTATAAGACGAGTAGACATACCGTTTACAGATTTTAAAATGCCTGTCCCGGAAAACGAAATTTTAGTAACGGCTGGGACAACTGCGGTTGTCTCTGTAGCAGCCACCCTTACAGCTACAGCAGCTTTTAAATGGGCGGTTACTGCATTGAAACCAATACTAAAAACAACATGGAAGAAGTTAAGCCAAAAAAGCAAAGCTTAATTAGTAAACTAAAAGACATAGGTGAAGAAAAAGAACACACGCTAGAAGTTCTTGGAACTTTAGTAAGACTAGGCGTAGTTGTTTGGTCTGGGTTTATAATTACTATGAATTACATAGATATACCTATGGTTAAGAAATCTGGTAACTCAGATATCACTTTCGTAGCCAGCGTTTTTACGGGCGCGCTGGCAACTTTCGGATTGACTACTGGCAAGAATGGCGGTAGCAAGACACCTACAAATTGCCCAATGGTAAAAAAACCAGAACAAAAATGAAGAAACTACTTCTAGTTCTGGCTTTGCTATCACCCAGCATAGCAAGAGCTAATACTGTGACCCCACAATTTACTTCAGGGTCAATGAACTCAACGACCACTACCACTCAAACTATAGTGGAGACAGAGCAGCGTCAGGTCTTCGGAGCTGAGCTGAAAACGTGGTCTGGAAATAATGTTACAGCCTCTGGCGATTTAGCAGCTACAGGTACAACATTTTCAGTAACTAACAATTCACTACCGTGGAACTTAGAAACCACAACAAGAAGCGCAGGGTTAGTAGAACAGATAGATTTCACAAGAAACTATACAATAAACTCTACTACTACATCGCTGTCTGTATTCTCTCAGTAAGTCCTGTACTTGCAGAAGGAGATACCAATAATAATAGTAACCCAGTAGCAGCAGCTACCGGAAACGTTACAAATCAAGCTGTCCAATTTCAGAATAATGGAGCACCAAGTCGACAAGCCTTTGGTAACAACATATCTTGCAATGGCAGTACAATGACATTTAGTCCATTTTATATGGGCAATGATACAGAACCACAAACAGAAGATGGTTATGTTATCTCAGAAAACTGGGGTTTCCAAATAAACTTTATGGTACCCCTAAATCGAGACTTGACTAAGCAATGCGAACGCATGGCTGAAAGTCAAATACAAAAAAATAAGCTCGATTTTGAGCTCGTACGTGCACTCAAATGTGCCGAGCTCCAACAGAAGGGCTTTACCCTGCTACCCGGTTCACGTGTATATCACATATGCTCCGACGTAGTACCTATTCAATCACTATTAAAAAACAATGTTAGCAATCCTTAAACCATTTGTACTATCTGCACTTAAGTCACCAAAATTTAAAATTTTTGTGGTAGAGCTTTTAGAAAAATTAGTAGCTCAAACAGATAACGATTTAGATGATAAGGCATTAGCCATAGTCAAAAAAGGACTAGGAGTCTAATGGCAAACGTCAGTCTTAAAATCGGCAAACATAAAAGTCGGACTGGCGGACTCACCAAAGCTGGTCGAGAAAAGTACAACAGAGCTACAGGCTCTAACCTAAAAGCACCGCAACCCGGTGGAGGTCCTCGCAAAAGATCATTTTGCGCCCGTATGTCAGGGGTAAAAGGACCAATGAAAAAACCAAACGGCAAGCCTACTCGTAAGGCTCTTGCCCTTCGCAAATGGAAATGTTAATTATGCCCGGACACTACGGAGACAAAAAAAAGAAAAGACCATCTAAAATGATGCCACAATCTTTTCCAAAACCATCTAAAGTTAAAAGAGCTGAAAGACCTAAAGCAAGAACAGGTTCGTTCCCTACTGGTCAACTAAAAATGAATATGAAAAAAATGCCTCCTAAAGTACAGAAAAGACTTATGGATGCAATGAAAAGAAAAAAACAGGGGATGAGATAATGGCACATAAAGGCAAGGGCTCATGTGGCTCGAAAGGTAAAGGCGGAAAAAAGGGGTATAGATAATGGCTAAAACATACGACATGGATGGCTCAGTAACTAACTCTATTTCTGAAAGACAGCAAAAAAAGAAAAAACCTACTGTTGTAGATAAACTTAAAACTAAATTAAAAAATAGAGTTTTAGGTAAATTGTTAAGAGTACCAGATCAAGAAAGATTAAAAAAATTAAAAAAACAAAACAATTTTTAATATGGCTAAACGAGGACTCTATGCAAACATCCACGCCAAACGTTTAAGAATTAAAAAAGGTTCTGGCGAAAAGATGAGAAAACCCGGAGCTAAAGGTGCTCCTACTGCTGCCAACTTTAAACGTGCAGCTAAAACAGCTAAAAGATAATGAACAAAAAAGCAACCGAAGATCAGTTCAACGAGTTGCATAATCTAGTTACAAAGGAGTTTCTCTCTCGCATCAAAGCTGGAGAGGCAACTACTCAAGACTTAAAAGCAGCTTGTGATTGGCTTAAAGCTAATGATATTAGTGGAGTTGCTTATGACGGCAACCCTCTGTCAAAACTTGCACAGGTTATGCCAACTGTTGATCCAGAATTAGTACAGGCTAAACTCTATGGCAGAAACAGCTAAATACTACAGATCCAACCCAAAAGCTAGAGCAGTTAGACTCAAGCAACAAAAAAAATACAACAAAACTAAAAAGGGATTAGCCCTGCGTGTTAATGCAAACAGACTTAATAGACAACTTGGTACCTACGGAAATGGTGATGGGCAAGACGCTGCTCACTATAAGGGGAGTACTACCAAGGGAAGACTCCAAAGTCCATCCAAAAACAGGAAAAGCAGACTCAAAATACGTAAATGACCCCTCTACTACCTAGTCCAAAACATTACTTACAAAATTTAATAACCATGACAAGTTCAGATTCTAAACGGCTCTGGAGAAGAGC